ATTCTGCCATTGTTGGCCTTTTTCCTTTTAAATCATCCCATTGATACAGTAAATGGGTTTCATCTTCCCATTTTGCTTTATAGCAGTCCCGGCACATACATGATCCTGACAACCATCTCATTTTTTCCAGGTATTCCGGTTTTCTGCAGTTTTTACAAATTACAATCTTCATGCATTATCCTCCCATGAAATCCCATATAGTCAGCTGCCCCTCCCGGATCTTTGACTCAGAAACTCCCATTTTCAGGATTTCATCAAGCTTTTTCCGACTTTCTCTCAAAAATTGAACGTAATATTCCGAATCCTGGCATCTTCTCATGGCAACCAAATCATCTTTTTTCACAGCCTCTTCATACCCTAAAATGTACCTGACCGGATTCATGCACTTTTCCGTATCTTTTGTAGCCTGCGGTAGCATTGACCGTAAATACAGAAAATCTTCATTTGCCTTTAAGAGTTCCAGCGTCTTCCTGGCTTTAAATCTGATCTCATCAGCTTTCGCCATATACCCGTCATATGCGATTGGTGGGATCTCAAGATAATACTCCTGCGGATACTCTTCCTGATTCAGCTCTGCTTCGATTCTTTTCCGATCACTCAGAATATGGTTGCGACACAAATTCATATTGACTCCATCCGCAAAAAACGGATCAGATCCACCCTCTTCTTTCAGGCTGTAGTATTTTTCCACATTTTCCCGGATATCCTTACCAAGCCTTTGGCTAAGCTCTTTCGGATTCAGTGTCTTTTTTAAATCGCCCATTAATTGCCTCCATGATCTTTCCTGCCTTTGCTTCTCCAATTCCCTTTACTTCACGGATCACTTTCTCAATTTCATCAAGATCCACACGGTCAGCTGCAGATCTTCCATCTTCCCATCCACTTGTATAGATCCTGGTGCAAAACTCTTCAAACTGCTGATGATCGTATTTTTTTACCGCTTTATAGACGGCTCTGCTTACCACGTATTTCTCTCCCTGTTTCTTCTTTCCCATAATTAAACTGCCTCCGTTTCCACTTTCAACTCTTTGATAATTTTCCCAAGGGCATACTTGCCATTAGCCGTAAGCTGTCTCTGCCATGCCCCCTGTGATGGAGCCCAGCGAAAGCCATTTGCTTTCAGAATGCTTCTTATTGCCTCATCCGGCTTTCCATCGAACAAGATCTGTATTCTCATCAGTTCCGTGTTCTCAATTACTTTAAACTCGCCATAATCCACCTCAGAAGTGCCTTTCTCTTTCGTCTTCTTAAGTTCCTCCACTCTCTGCTCACACCTCTTAATGTTCGCCAGGTTATTCTGCAACGCCCATCCGGGATAGGGTGATCTGTCATAATTACACTCATCCATAGACTCCTGAAGCTTTCGGAGATGTTCTTCCGGCAGAAGCAGGCAGCCATCCAGCGTATGGTATTTACGGAAATATTTGTTGACTTCTTTCATGTTCTCCTGTGCTTCTTTCAGCCCCTCAATTTTCTCTTCCAATGCTTCAATGGCATTCTCATCATCACTCTTAATGACCTCTTTACAATACAGAAGGTTTTTCAGCTTTCCTCTGATTGACTGGCAATAATTGTAGAACTCGTGGTTTTTATCCCATGCCTTGCCCTGTTTTTCTTTTTTCTTTACCGGGAAATTTCCTGCTCCGGAAATCATGACAGACGGACACATACAACCAATTCTTAACTCTCTGTTAAAATATTTCCCCATGTTTTTTGCATACCTGGTTGCCAGTCTCCATGCTCGCTCCTGATATGCCTCCCCTCTTAGTGCCACCACTTTCTCTGCCAGGTCATACACTTCGTCTACATCCTCCCTGTACTCCCTGGTTCTTGTCCCGGTCTGATACTCGTCAAAAGACCTCATACTCTGTGCTACTTTTGCCGCATCTTCGTTAATGACCATATACTCTCTTTCTTTCACTGCATATCCCTCCTATTCAATTTCTTCACGGATTTCACACGTGATTTCCGGTTTTGAATCACTGTTCAGCCTGAAAAGTTTCCATCCCTCACTTGCATTCTCCATAGAAATATAGCCGCCTGGTGTGATCCAAACTCTCGCACCATTTGTGTCAATGCTTCCTTTTTCTTTGAACTTCTCCAAGATATCCGCTACGATTGCAAGATGCGGAAAGCATTCAGCGTACATTTGCTTAAATTCCTCTTTTTCTGCCTCCAACTGCTCCATTTTTGTCATTTCTTTCTGCTGCATATCCTCTTCCTCCTTATACTCCAGTGACACGTGCCACCAATTATCACTCAGGCTCAACGATCTGATCGTTGACTTCCTGATCTTTTCCATCATTTCCATGCTCACGATATCATCAGATGAAAAATCTTTTGATACTTTGGCATTTCCGTCCTGCTCTATGAGCGTGTAATGAATCCCACGCTCATCCGTTGGATCGGACTTACAGAAGTCCAGGAACTTCTTGCCGATCCATTTCTTTAAATCTTCCACCATTATCCCTCCTCAAAAAATATCTATTAATTTATTTTCTTAGCCTCTATGATCTGCTCATTTACCATTCCAGTAAGCATGTATTTGTACTCTTCACTTAATTTGCTATATATTTGTTCCGCTGTTTCATTCTCAACACCATGTTCCATGAGTTGACGGGTATAAAACCCCAAAAGCATTACCGATGCCCTTTTACTTTTGTCCGCCGTCATACGCTTATAATCCATAATGAAATCGTCATATGCAAATCGTTTACTTCTTTCTTCAAAAGGAATGATTTTTCCCACGCCATTGCCCTCCTGTTCGTGTTTGCTAATTTCTTTTTTGTATTTGTTGACTTCATATTAGCTTTTATTAATATTTTTGTCAAACTTTTTATTAGCAATTATTAATATTTTTTAATTGAAATTAGCTTTTTTTTAGTGTATGCTAAGTGCAAGGAGGCAAGTTTTATGATTAAATACTATAAACTATTCGATCTGCTCAACCGCCGTGGTATGAAAAAAACAGCTTTGTTGGAGTACATTTCTTCTCCTACACTCGCCAAACTTGGGAAGGGCGAATCTGTAAATACCAGTGTTATTGACAAAATATGTACCGCTCTTGAATGTCAGCCAGGTGACATTATGGAATGGGAAAACCCAAATAGCAGACTCTCAGAGGATAGCAGGGAATAACCCTGCTATTTTTATTTCTCGAAATATTCTTCGTACTCAATCCCTGCCACCTCACAGATGCTTTCATAGTCAGATCCGTTGTCATACATATTCCGGATCGTCTGACCGTGGATCGTTCCGTCCCACATACGGATCATACGCTCGATCTCCTCATTTAATCTCCGGTTGCTTCTGTCTGCCATTATTTCTCTCCCTCCTAAAAATTGTAATCATAGAACTCGTGACGGCCTTTGCTCAGTGACAGATCTCCAGGCTGACCGTATCTCTGGTATTTTCTGGACCATCGGAACGTGTACTCCTGGCCTTTTTTGTCTGGCTGGTAGGTGTATGTCTGCTCGTCCTGGTTCGTGCAATGTCCGGCAAATCCTCCAGGAATCCACTCTGGCTTAAAATCCGGATTCAGCGTTGCCTTGTCTCTGCGAACAGTGACGCTGCTCTTTGTAACCTTAATTACCGTGGCGGCGTATCTGTCACTCCAGAGATTTACAGTAACTCCGTCTCCCACCTGGATGCTCGCCGGTGTCAGGAATCGTTCCCTGAACAACGTAACCTTTTCTTTTGCCTTTTTGAAAGCCCAGGCCGCCATATCAGTTTTGCCCTCTCTCATATATTTCGCCGCTCTGTGGAACATTCTCACGATTTCATCATTCTGCATGATGTACTCGGCATTTGCCGGATCGATTGCTACTACTATTGTCTGGATGCTGTTCTCTCTCATGGTTACTACCTCCTAATATGCAAAAATTCCTTTGTTCTGTAACATTATCCCGATTTCGTATTCTCTGCCGTAGTAGGCATCAACCGTCATTCCGTAGGTGGCAGCCAATTTTTCCTGTAACCTCTGCCTGCTCGGTGCAAAAGCCTTTTCAATCTGTTCAGTACAGAATCCACATGACATTTCGTATTCAGCCTGTTCCATTCTGCCTAATTCATCCATCTTTTTGAAAATTTCTTTTCTTTCTCTTGTCATAGTGCCTATCTCCTTATGCTCTGATTGCCTGCTCAAATTTTGCATTTGGAGTATCAAATGTTGCTCTCTGATACACATATGAATCTCCAGCAAACTGTCCTTCAACGTGAAGTTTCTTGTCAGTTCCTCTTCTGATAGATACAACTTTTGAAGAGCTCCATGTTTTGATTGTCTCTTTAACTGATCCTCTTTCAATCTCATCTGCTGTAAGTTTTCTGTTGATCCCTCTTTCGATAATCTCAACCATTTTCTTTGTAAATTTCATATTATTGTCCTCCTTTGAATTTGTAATCCGTTCGTGTCGTTCATTTGTTTTGTTGACTTAAGTATAGCGTACTTTGGTGCGTGCGTCAATACAAATGTTGCAAACATAGCAAAAAAATTAGAGACACGCTTTCATGCCTCTAATTTCATACGTTTCTTTACTTTTTATTTTTTCACAATCTCAATCTTATAACCCATAGCGTCCAAAATCGCCTCAAGTTTTCCGTACAATGGTGCGTTTTCCTTAATTGTATCATACAACTTCTCTACATTAAAATCGGGTTTTTTCCCATCTTTTCTGCAAATAACCATTTCTCTCCCAAGAGCATCCATAATCGCATTTATGGAATTATAATTTGAATTATTTCTTTTCAGAATATCAAATACTCTCTGTCTGCTCCATTTTACTCTTCTAGCCAATTCAGATTGCGTAATTCCCTCTTCTCTTAATATTTGCTTTACGTATTCTGTCATATCCATCCCCACCGCCTCCTCTCGTTTGCTATAGCATACTCCGAGCATCACCGGCTTGTCAAGATATCCATTACATTTCCGAACAACAATCTATGGTCTCATCATAATCGCAGCCATGTATTTTCTTGCCACACAAATCGCATAACATCACCCTTGCTCCGCATCGTGGACAGTAGGAAGTTACTCCCCACTTCATATCCCACGCAAACATATTGTCTTCCTCACAATACGGGCAATACCCGGTAGTCAGAGAACTTTTTATATCCTCCAACTCCCGAGCGGTTCTCTGCATGGCAATCTTAAGATTTCTGTTCTCGTCCTCTCGCCATCTGATACGCTTATTCTGCCTTTTCAGCTTTCCTGATTGCTTCAAGAGTCTTTTCTTCAAGATTATATTTTCAGCTCTCCGAATCATGCGTTACACCTCCCTCCTGGTCATCTGCAAATACATACTTCGCACCCGGAAGTGTATATGCTCTCTTGGCAAACTCGTGACCTGAAACAATCAATCCCATCTCTCGCATCTCCTGCATATAATGGTTGATAGAACCGGTGGACCTTAACCCGATCCCGTCCATAATCTCACGGGTACTCGGTGGATATCCATTTTCTCGCATATACTCTTTGCAGAAATTCAGAATGTCTTCGTGACGTTTCTTTACAACCATCTTCTTTTTACTTTTCTTGCTCATCTTTTTCTCTCCTCTTTCTTCATGATGCTTCAGCTTCAACTTCGTAAAATATTGCTAAAAACCGGGAATCATATTCCACCCTTACAGGAGTATCACCACAAAGGCGATACACAATATCATACAGATTGTCTTCCGACACTTCCGTCAGTTCACAACCGTATTCATTTTCAAGCATATCTATATCATCATCTAACACCAGTATTCTTCTTTCCGGATCCGGAGTCCAGTCTTTCGGTAGCCTTTCCCGTTGCTCACGTACACGTTCCCAAAATGCATCTTCATCAGGATACCACACCTTTATTCCTCCTTTTAAGCCGTCCTATATTTTTCCCACCTAGCATTTGACAATTCTAAATGTCACCTTGTGTCCAGGATTCGCCAGTATCAGAACTTCTTTCATTTCTGCTACCGTCATATCGTTATCAAGTGCTGCCCGAACTACATCCACCAGTTTTTTCCCATCCAAATATGCTACTATAGTTCTCATTTTTCTTACCATCTTTCTACCTCCTACAGTGAAAAGTAAATTGCTGCTCCGAACGCAACAATGCATACAAGCATTGCTGCACTAAATCCGATCACAAACCACAGAAGCCTGTCTTCTTTTTCGTCAGATTCAAATCCATCTATGCTACGACTATGCTTTTTGATTTCAATTACTTCCAAGCCTTTTTTTCTTGTATCAATTATTTTTACTCCATCCATTTTCAAACTCCTACTCCTGATTACAATAATCAATAAATGCAGTGATTGTCTCGTCTGCCTCGCAGCGTGTATAAAGTCTCTTTTTGCGGTTTTTCTTTCTCCATAGCGGTAACCCGTGCATTTTCCGCTGGTTATTTGTCAGCAACATCGGTTTCATGTTTCCCATACTCTCTCCATCTCCGGAGGTCTTGCCGCCTCCGGTCGGCACTATGTAATCAATCCAGAAGCAACTCCTGGCTGATCGTGTACTGTTCCTGGAGCTTTTCAAAAGCTCTTTCGGTTACTGTGTATTCTCTCCAACCAAGCCGATATTGAGCTGATTTTGACAGGTTCTTAGATTCCAGAATTCTGTCAAATGTGATTCCTCTGCCTTTCAGCTCCAGCGGAGTGCTGATGTGGTAATGTCTGCCATAATAGCTCCGCTCTGCTTCGATCTGGCATTTTGGCTTCTGTTCTCCCATTTCCGGAGTGTAGCAGTACAGCCCCGGCTTTTCTGGAATCGCTGCCGGCTTTTCTTCCGATCTTGCATTTTCCAGGCGTCTTGCTCGGATCTGTTCCTGGAGCGTTTCAACTTCTCCAGGTTTGAAATTGCCCTCCTCATGGCAAACTGCCATGATCTCTGCATATTCCTCTACTACCTGGTTGTCAGATGCCAGATTGATAAGCTGTGTCAGGTTCAAAAAGATGTTGCTGTGTGTCTGTGGAAACTGAATAATTGTTGCTGCCATAATGTCTCTACCTCCCTATGCGAAAATGAATTTTCTGAGTTCTTCGTCTCTGCAATCACTGTCCATCCATGCGTCAAACTGTTCTGGGAATCTCTTCTCCAGTTCGTCCATGAACCATCCTCTCAGTGTAGGCGTGTTCGGATCGGTCATTGTGGTTGTTGTCTCCCACTGATCCAAAAGCTGTGATGTTGTCAGGGATCCGATCAGGTTTCTTGCTCTTTGTTCCGGTGCTGTCATGGCTCTGTCCTCCCTATGCTTCTACTGTTTCGTGTGCTGTAAAGAATACCTCTCTTGTATCCCAGTTATGAATTTTTGCCCGTTTCTCTTCTCTCCGGGATTCGTTGAATTTACCTGGATGATGGATTTCAACGTATGTCACAACCTTCGCTGTCCGCTTTACGATCTCCATTTTTACTGCGTTTTCCCCGTATCTTTTTCCGATCTCAAATTTTCTCATTTTCGTTCCCTCCATTTTTTTCGTTCATTTGTTTTGTTGACTTAAGTATAGCGTACTTTGGTGCGTGCGTCAATACAAATGTTGCAAACATAGCAAAAAAATTAGAGACACGCTTTCATGCCTCTAATTTCGTACGTTTCTTTACTTTTCAATTTTCCGATGCTCAACTGCTTCTGCTCTGTTTATTTCACTCCACATTTCCAAGATGGAAGTGACTGCCGTTGGTGCGTTCACCGTTCACGGTACATCACGATCAACCGTATCAGCCATACATCCAACTGCTTACACCCTGTTCAGTTTTTTGTTTGAGTACCATACGCTTTTACATCAGCCTCAAACAAGCTCGGAAATTCAGATCGCTCATCTCTTCTCGTCAACTGGGATGGATCTTGAAAATTCGTCTTGCCTGTAGTTTATCTCGTCAACTCCGTTTTGTCAACAATTATTTTTTGACTCTCACAGCTCTCACAGTGATGTCGCTGTAGCAGCTACTGTAGCACCACAAGAAAAAAAAGAAAAAACGAAAAAGAAAAAACGAGAAAAAGAAAGAGAAAGAAAGAACCAAAGAAAGATAAATAAAAAGAGTTAAAAAAGAAAAAGAAAAAAAGAATAAAAAAGAAAGTATAATATACGTGTGTTTTTCGCAACTTTTTCACCTCATTTTCGCATTTTTGCACCTGTTTTTTATCGTTTTGCACATCATTTTGACCATCATTTTTCTGCATTTTGATGCTACATTGACTATCATTTTGACCATTTTTGTATGCGTTCATACGAACTGTACTCGCTGTTCACATATAAATAGGAAGAAAGTGGCTTATTTTTCGGGATTTTAGCATTTTATAAATGATATGTTTGTGTGTAGCTGCTACTGTAGCATATACTGTAGCTGCTACTGTAGCATATACTGTATATGTCACTGTAGCTGCTACATCTTATATTATTATTTCACACGCAATAGGAATTAATAGGAATTTTGCCAAAAATGAAGACTTGCCTGAGACTGCCTAGAATGCCTCAGAATGCATTTTAGGCTTTAGGTGATAATCAGATCGAAAAAATTATTTTCGCAAGAATTTGAAATACTGCACAATTTCAGCTTTACTATTTTGTGCAGTTTTTCTATTGACAGAACTTTCTGAATCTGTACACAAAAATAAGCCCCGGATATCCGAAAATACCCAGGGCATGTGTGACATACTATTACCTCGACCAAAAGGATTTTTATTTTACAGCGTACTGCTATGCGTTCTTACACTCGCTTAACAAAATCAAGTGAGATCCATCCGGCACCGGACTTTAAGCGTCCCCATCCTTTCGCAGACCCTGTACCGGATTTTGTCTCCACAATCGTAAATGTGCCTTTCCCGGTGTGCTTTCCGGTTTTGGCATAATTCGTACCCGGACCTTTCCGGATGTTGAGATCCGTTGCATCCACCCGGACCTTGTAACTACCGCTTGAGGATGCTGCAGGCTTGGATGCAGGCTTGGATGCAGTTGAACCGCTTGAGCTGATGGAATGTCCTAAGATTCCTTCTGCGATTGCTTTTGCACACTTATCCACATTCCAGTGGGATTTATCCACAGCGTTATCAACAAAACAACACTCCACCAGGATAGCCGGACTCTTTGTATTCCTCAAGACATACAGATCCGGCATATATTTTGTACCTCTGTTCCTGATTCCGAGTGCCGCTGAAATATTGGCACAGATCCGGTCAGATACTGCCTTTGTTCCTGTATCGTAATTCTCAACTTCACACCCAGTGCCACCACCGGCATTCAGGTGAATTGACACATCAAGGCTTGCCTTATGAGCATTGCATTTCGCTACAATCGCTGACAGGTTCGCACCCTGAGTCCGTCCATTATCATCCGTACAGTCATAGACTGTATGCCCTGCTTTTCTGAGGTATTCGATCACCTTATTCTTGACTGCCCTGTCCTCATTCACTTCTTCCAAAAGTCCTGAAGCTCCTCTGCAGATCAATGAGTGTCCACCATGTACGTTATAAATTGCCATAACTGTTCTCCTTTCATTTCACAATAAAAAAACGGCATCACTTCTGTGCTCCGTTCACCTTACCATCGTCAAGTAAATCTTTAACTCCCTTAAACCATGCTTCGACTGTCTTCTCCAGGATGTAATCACTCAGTACCACCTGGAGCCAGTTCGGCAACAGCTTTCTTGCCTCCTGTACTACATACTTGAGCTTCTGCTTATTATCTCCGTAGTTATATGCCCTCTCTGCCGTCAGGATCAACTGGTACACATCCTCCCGGATTCCGTCAAGTCCTTTCATCTTTGCATACTGATATGCCACCACCACGGTAACAAAAATCAGGATCGCAACTACCAATACCACAACCGGCATCGGAATCTGTAACAACACATTCCACAATTCCATTTCGATTCCTCCTGTCTTTTCTTGTTGCCCCGTAGGCTCTGTATAAGCCCGTGGAGCGGTTTTGAGTAACATTGTGGGGAAATTATTGCCAAAGCCGTCCAAACCCAAATAGGCTAGTTTCTAATCCTATCAGAATCCTACTTGCGTAGCGATCCATCCCACAAGGATACCTACTGCCGCTGATACAGCATAGCCACATACTTTTCGCCACATTTCCCCGTCTCTGCTTTCCAATGTTTCCAAGCGTTTCCCCTGCTGCTTCTGCTCGCCTACCATAAGCTCAATGCTCTGCGCCAGCTTCTCGACCGACACAGTAAGCGAATTGATCTGCTGTGTAATCTTCTCCAACACTTCAATCCTCTTGTTCTGACGATGGTTCTCATCCTCGATCCGCTTCTTGAACTCTTCGTGTTCCGCCCTTGTAATTACGTCATCCATCTTTCTCACCTCCTTTCACAGGCTATAAATGCGTGCTTGTCATCCTACTGCAAATACCGGGCGAATCCCGTATGTGCTTGTAGCCATATCACTGCTAGCATCTCCGTATTGCGATATCAGGGTGTATGTCTGCGATCCTGCTACATTCCGCAACCAATAGTTTACACCAATAGTCTTCAATTCAGGAGCAAGCCGGAACAGTGCTAACTGCTGCGTATCGGATGTCTGCTTATTACTATTGTCAGTGCAAATATATGTTCCGTGAACCATCACTTCATTCATGAGATCTACAGATGCATTGCCCCATGCTCCATCAGAAAACATCCTGTGTGATATCAGTGAATTTTTAAATACGTCCGGCAGCGAGTCTGCTATTTGATTTAACCGCACAGTTTTCATCGTCGAACTTTTGTAGCCGCCTGATGTACTGTTGCTTGTATGCATCTGTCCGCTCCCTAACGCAGTATCCGGGACTATTAATATATGGGGTTTTTGTACTTTTTCTGATTCCTGATAACCTACACATTTCCAGTAATTAATGTCCGCTATCCGATATCGCACTCCATTTATCTCCCAGTAGTCACCAATATACAAACCGTCAAACGTCCCATCCCGGATTGCTGTCAACTGTTCCTCCGTGATCGATTCACCCAAATTCTTTCCTCTGAAGACATTTCTGTGCATATAAGGATTGTCAATAAGTTCCTTGAGCATTGCTCCGATTGGTATTGCACTGCCACCATAGTTAACAGTTACATCCCCTGCATACTCTGCATTACCATCCCAATCGACTGTATGTATGTTGCGTCTGTTATTAGCGTCTGTGCCTCCACCTACAATGTGGGCATATTTATTATCAGTATCCTCCACATTGTACTTGCCCTGTACGTGCTGGTACTTGCTTGAAGCTATCGTACCACCACCCTCGGCGTGAGTGGCTGTCTGATTTGCGACCGTGGCAAACCCCTCTGCATGAGAGCATTGACCGTTAGCCTCTGTACCATAGTTCTGAGCAGTTGCCATGCCAGCCGTAGCTTTTGAGTTGTATCCCGATGCATGGGAATAGTTGCCTGTCGCATACGTATTATACCCCTCGCTATGTGCTGCTTGACCACTCGCTGTAGTACCGTAGCCCTCTCCGTGGGCGTATTTGTTCGATGCAATTGTTCCTGCACCACCTTCTGCATGAGATCCACGTCCTGTTGCTTTTGTCAGTTCTCCCTCTGCATTGCTATACTGTCCAGATGCTTCGACATCTTTTCCGAGTGCTACACTCCTATCACCCTCGCCTGTTCCATCTTTTCTCCCCCAGCTGATCGCCCCGTCTGCTTCCAAAAACTTTTTTTCTTCCATTGCAGACACTACTCCATACAGTTTTTCCATACAGGATATAAATGCCCCACGTACCTCTTCCCCGTATACTGCCGTTTGCAGTTGTTCAACTTCCTGTGATATATCAATGGTTGCCATACACTACCTCCGTTGTAATTTCTTCCGCTCCTGACTCAAATTCTTTAATCAGCTGCTGCATTTCCTTTTCGTGCTGCACCTCAAGAGACTTAATTTTTTCTTCATAACCCTGTTGCAAATCAGCAATATACTTTTCGTTCTCTTCCGACAGTTCATTCGCCACGTTGGCTCTCATGTCTGCCAGGATTGAACTCAGAATCCCTTCTGCCATAAAAAGAGGGAGCCTGTAAGCCCCCATCGTCCTGTTGATCTGTTGAGTCAGTGCTTGCTTTGCGTCTGCATAGATAGCACTTAACGGTTTTACAATTTCTTCACTTTTTTCTATCTCTTCCATCACTGCTCCTCCTTTTTCCCAAATGAAAAACGCCCCTTTGCAACCGTGCATTCTGCTATTTTGGAATCATCCTGCCCTTTTGGAAATGTGATCACTATCTTTTCTCCGTTTATTATTTCTTCCGTTAATTCTCTATCATCCATTTGCATCCTCCTAATTCCAGTAACCTACGATAATACCATTATAAATCCGTAGCTTGCTATATGACCAGTTAATATCGCTTCCTGATGCTGACAGCTCTGTAACAATAGGGATTGTTCCCGTATATGCTGTATACCCCCCTGCAGATAGTGATCCAACCTTGAAATTTTTCAAAGTGTTCCACTCCCCGTTCATATCACACCCCAGGTGCATCCCGTAATCGTCATAGATGCTGTTTGCTCTGCTGAAACACAGCATAGTTGTATAGGATGTAGCAGATGCACTTGCTTTTTGAGCAAATGCCATATATTTCCCCTGCGGCTCAAGATCCATGACAAGGCCTTTGTGTGATTTATCTTTCTGCCACTGGTTTGTGCCAATCTTTCCGACATAATATCCATCACGGTAAAAATGATTCCCTGCTTCATCGAATACGGATCTTTTTGCCGAATCCTGGATTGCTGAATCGTATATGGATATCTCACCGGCTGTCACCTGGACATACTTACTGCTGTTGTTAAATGCAGTAATAACCCGGTCATAATATTGCGTTACATAGGATGCAAACTCATCCTTTTTCACACTGCTTGTTACGGCATCACTCAATACTGATAACTGTGCCTCTGAGTAAGCGGAATAATACCCTAGAATCTCTACATCTGTAACATACACCGTTGTACCGGATGCATAATTGTAGATATAAAAATATCTTGATCCCTCCGTAACTGAATCAAATCTATACTCAAAAGTCTTGTAGGTAGCCGCCAGTTCCCCTGCAGCCATATACTTTCCTGAACTGCCAAAAATCACAGAGATCCTGGCTGTCTGTTCCTGCCCTTCCTCACATTTTGCCTTGAACCTTACCGTAAACGGTCCTGTTTTTCCTACTTTTACAAGCTGTCTGAGATACAGGCCTGTAGAATCTACTCGATTCATCTGTACCCAGTCTTTTGATTCAACAGAGATCTTGGTAATGCGTTCAGCATCAGATCGATACCATGAAGCAAAAGGATCATCAGAATCAGAAAAACTGCCGTTTTGGCAGTAATCATGTTGATTATTTTCATATACCTCATTTACTGATGCGGTTACTTTTCCTACTTCCACATCCAGTCTTGCATTAACATCATCCAACAGCTCCTGGATTTCTCTTAGACAGCGTATATCCGTAAGATATACAACCGTATCAGCATACGCATACACCTTAATCTCAATCGTCTTTGCAGCTTTTGATATTTTTACAGACTGTGAATAACTGTGAAATTCATCAGCAGTATATTGATTAAAATACGATGTAGCAGTATTCCCGTAAAATCCATAGCGAATATAGTTCGGATGGCTTCCTTCCGGATATGCAGCTTTTATCGATACCGTATAATTACCGGCTTCCAGTGATCCCAGTGACTGCCTGATGGATATATTCCCGTACGCAGAAAATGTCAGCTTAATCGCTGGCATATTCAGAAACTCTGCCTTTTCAATTTTGCAAACATCTGTTGAACCGGTTACGGTGAACTTGCCGATATCAAGAGATTCTTCCTCTCCTCCTGATACATAATTTTTCCGCTCAACAATTTCTTTCACACTCGACACTGACAAAGCGATCCTCTGCTCCATATTTGTAATGGAGTTTTCTATACTTTCTTTTGCAGCACGAACCGAACCATCTGCATGATCTTTCGCAGCCGTCTCACTTTCAGAAATCTTCGTTTCCACAGATGTCCGGTACCCGATGTCGATGGATTCAGCCAGTACACTGTCTGCCATAAGCATCCGACCGTTTATTTTTCCATCCATGGTCAGTGCTACACCATCAACCGGACCATCATATCCCTGGCTGTAATGTGCCAGCCCTCCAAGTCCCCACCGCCATAAATTCTTAGCATTCTCGACCCCGGGTGTATCTGATACAATAAACTCGCTTTTTGTATGGATCGCATTACCAGTCTGATTCATGTCATTCAGCAGCTTCGTAGCATCCCGTAATGCCTCCTGAAGGATTTCTCCTTTGCTCGGTATGGAATTTATTACCTGTTCCATTTGTTCAGTCTTATGAGCGTTAGAGGATGTATAGGTTGCATTCGACTTTTCCGTACCGAGCGTGATCGTATTTTTTGCGAAATTACTAATATAAATCTTTATGCTGGATAGTGGCATTCTGGTGTCAAGTCCATTTGGCGGTGACACGCACCGGATAAGATCCCCCACTTTAAACTCCTGCATACTCGCATCTTTCAGGTTAAGATCTATCGCCTTTACTTCCAATACCATATTTTCATACTGCACACTTGACAGATATTCCCTACCTTTCCGAAGTAGGTTTTCCGGTACGGTTACATCATCCCATGTAACCGTCTTGTATATTCTTCCATACGTTGCTACTGCATTATCATCTGATACATAATCAACACCGCCATTTACAGATTCTATCGTCAGTCTTTCTTCCAATCCCTCGATTTCTGACTCATCTTTTTTTGCTCCCAACGGAATTACACAGGTTACAATATTCGATGCATCCATATTTTTGGAATAATCAAGCAAATTTCTCCCAAAGCTGATCTGCTGATCGTTCTGCGTGTAATACTCATCATCATTCAGGTAGTCGAGATAGCGTATTCCATTCTCTTTTCTGATTACCAAATGACCACCGAGCCTGTCCAACAGTTTATCTTTCAGAGTTGCCCTGGTAGTCTCCCAGTTGGAATAGCGATATAGTGAATCATTCGGATCCGTAACTGACACTCTGCCAAGAACAAATTGCTTTCGATCATCCACCTGAGAATTATGATTATTTATCAGTGACCGGAGATATTCTTTTACCGGAGTATTATGATACACTGCAGGTCGCTGAACACTGTCACAAAAATAGGCAAGTTCTCCCTCGACAAAGACCTTTTTTGTGCCTGCAGCATCTTCATCGTCATAGAGAACTCGCCCTGCAAATTTTTCAACACCATCTTTATAAAAAACGATGTCCGTCGTAAGCTTCTTTACATACTGATAATATGGGTGTGTCGGATAGACTGAAAACTCTGCCTGTCCGTTCACATTATCCCCCTGTTGGTAATATGCATTACCTACGATCAACTCCTTAACACGTGGGTTATGGATGGTATACTCTTTTCCGTCTACAAAAGCTTTTATCGTATACATTACAGCATCCCTCCTCTGTGTATAATGGTAACTGTTCCAGTGCCTCGGAAATATAGCTTATTTACACCCTCGACAATCGCAATATCATACATCATATTGGTGCCGCTGGTCATTTGGAAAATCTGATCATTCCATTTCACCTGCATTGCTGTACTGGAAAGAATTTTCAGCACTTCATTATAGGACCACCCGTTCAGGATGATTTCTTTCCATTCATCCTGGCTGTCTATCACAATTTCAGATGTCTTCCGGATGATTCCGTCAACAAAACTGAAGGTATCCCAAATCCATGGATCTGCTGATGATGCAATATCTATTTTGAACGGATCGCACGTACATTCGATTACAACCTCTGCCAAAACTTCGTTAGATTTTTTCGTACTTACCTGACAGCGTCCTGTATAGTAATACCCGGGGTCTGTGTCCAAAATAATCTTCTGTTCCTTTCCCTGGATAGCATTTGCAATTTTGCTGAGAAGGGCTGCCCAATCATAATAGTTACAATTACGGGCATCAAAAGAAAATTTCAATGTACGCATTTCATACACGACACCTCCATTTTCAGCCTCTGTAAGATCAAGAGAGCCATTCATTCCCGGAACATCAACATAGGATGTCTTTGCTTCCGGAATGGATATTTCTACTTTTTTCAGAGACAGCCCCCATTCCTTGTAGGAATGAGAGCCATTGAACGATACTCCTGTTTTCATTTATCAGCCTCCTCTCTTTTTGTGACTGTCAATACGTCCCATATTTTTGTCAACAACCGGAGTCGTGGCATTGCCGATTTCTTCTCCATCTAAATCAACATGGACGTGCGTTTCTCCCTCGATAACTACCTCGGTTTTGCTGCCATCAAACGACTGACCGTTCTCCTGCTCAACCTTGTAGACCTGACTTATATTCTTGTCCAATGTAATCTTTCCGGTCTCAACATTTACTGCAGCCTGCATCCGATCTGCAAGAGCTTCCATTTCTCTGTCTGTCTGTTTTTCCAATTCCGGCATGGAATCTTCCATACCGACTCCAACTCCAGGAGGAATCCACTGACCAACCTCTTTTGCAAATACTCTTGATGGTGAATGTATTCCCAGTGCATCCTTAACTCCGTCTACAATTCCACCAAAGAATGATGATACCTGTTTTTTGAACCAACCGGCCGCATTGGTGATTCCGTTCCATACACCAGTTACAATGTTATGTCCGATATCCATCATCTTTGATGGCAGGTTTCGGACTCCGTCCATGACTGCATTTACCAGATTGGTTGCAGCTGCACGTCCTTTTGCCATCAGGTCTGATCCCCAGGAAACAACCTTGCCGGCTGCATTTGACAGCCACGTCCAAATCTTACCAGGCAACTGAGCGAAAAAGGTTATGATCGCATTGATTGTATTGCTTGCAGCCGTCTTCGCCTTGCTCAGCATATTGGATCCCCAGGTAACAAGCTTCTGAAGCGTGTTCGACAGCCATGTTGCCACTTTTCCAGGCAATTCAGAGAAGAATGTCACAACTGCATCTATTACATTCTTTGCTGCCTCCTGTGCTTTTTGAAGCATATTGGTTCCCCATTCAACCAACTTGGTAATGGTATTTGTCAGCCACGTCCATACCTTACCCGGTAATTCTTTGAAGAATGTGATAATCCCTTCAATGATGAGCGGAACGTTTGTCGTCACCCAGGTCAGGGCATTTGTACCAAACTCAATCAGTTTACCGATAACAAATCCCAAAGCATAACCAATCTTATACGGAAGATCCGTAAAAAATTGTACGACCGCATCAATTACAGTGCTTACCACTTGTGATGCAGATTCTAACAGACCGGCTCCCCATTCCTGGATGCTTGTAATGACCTGTGTTAAAAATTCATAAATTCGTCCGGGCAACTCCTGAAACCACGTAACTACTGAGTCTACAATTTCCCCGACTTTCTCTGGGATCTGCTGGATAAATTCTACGATCTGATCCCAGTGTTCTTTTATCACAATAACCAAGTTGGCTACAGCAAATACAATTCCGGCAATCGCAGCCGCAACAGCCGCAGGTGCTCCCAGGATCACTGCTCCAACTGCAGCCAGGGCAATTCCGACACCCATCAGGATATCTTTTACAACACTGAATCCGTTCTTGAACATATCAACGAAATTCGTGACCGCAAGTACCGCACCGGCTATGATAGATCCTACTCCGGCAATCACCGTTCCGAATGTAGCAAAAAATTCTCCAACTGCAGACACTGCAGGGGCTATAAATGATCCGATTTTCGACATTACGGATCCTACTGTTGTTGCAAGTCCGCTGAGTTTCGATCCAAAGGTAGCCAGTTTAGGGAACTCTAATGCAATTACTTCTCCCAGGGTTCCGGCTCCGCCTTTCCAGAGGGCAAAACCTTCAACTGCTTTTCCGATTACTCCGATAATACCGGATACACCGCCTTTGAATGTATTCAAAATCGAAAAAAGTGTACTTAACGATGCAGTCACATCCTTGGCAACTTTCAATGCCACAATAGATGCTGCAATAGTTCCGATTGCTTTTCCTATTGCTTCCAGGGTAGCCGGATCCTGACTGTCGATCACGGAGAATATATCTCCGATCAGATCTACGATGCCCTGCACAATACCTCCGGCAGTATCTAAAAATCCTTGAAAGAATCCATCCAGCAACGCAGAAACACCAGGAAACTCTTCGCTTAGTCCCTGGCAGAATCCGGCAACAAAATCTTTCGCTGCCTGAATGATCACTGGCATATTTGTCTGAACAGCCTCACTGATCTTTCCTATCATTTCACCGAAAGACTGTCCCAGTTCCTCGGAGTGTTCTACCAATCCAAGCAGAAATTCTGTAAACAGGTAAATCCCGGCAGACCACATATCACCGGCAACATCCATGACCGCACGTGCCAATTCCGCAACCATTGTCGCTCCGGCAGATGCAAATTCACTCTTATGATCCACAATCCCCTGAATGAACGAACCCACGAGATTTTCAGCAATTCCAATCAGTTTCGGTGCCGCTTCTGCAACCTCAGTTACAATCTGAGCCATAACCTCCCCGGCTTTCGTTACCAGGGAATCCAGTCCACCGTCATTGAATGCCTCCTGCATCCCCTGGACCATCTTCTGAGTTTCTTTCACAACATCTTTTAGCGGTGTCTGCATCTCCTCGTATAAGGAAATTCCAAGTCCCTCTAAACCCGATTTCAGAATTGTAATCTGACCGTTCAGGTTGTCGTTCATCGTTTCTGCCATATTGGCAGCCGCACCATCACAGTTTGCAATAGAATCCGACAACTTGTTAAAGTCATCATCTGATGCATTCACTATTGCAAGTAATCCTGACATTGCTTCCTGACCACCTAAAGCGGCAGCCATTTGAGTCTTCTGAGATTCTGTCAATCCTGAGAAGCCTTTCCTCAAATCCAACATAATCTCATTCAGAGATTTCATGGACCCATCGGTATTTGTCAGAGAAACTCCGAGGGTATCCATAGCCCCCTGAACTTCTTTGGTCGGTTTTGCCATTCTTGAGAAAATACTTCTCAGTGCTGTACCAGCCTGGCTTCCTTTAATAGACTGATTTGCCATAAGACCGATTGCAGTAGCACAATCCTCTGCAGAGAATCCGAGAGCTCCAGCCACTGGTGCAACATACTTAAATGTCTCTCCCATCAAACCTACATTGGTGTTCGCATTGGATGATGCTCTTGCAAGTACGTCAGAAAAATGAGTGGCATCCGATGCTGACAGACCAAATGCTGTCAGTGCATCCGTAACAATATCGGAAGTCGTTGCCAGGTCTTCTCCCGAAGCTGCCGCAAGGTTCATAATTCCTTCGATACCGTCCAGCATATCAGCAGTTTTCCATCCTGCCATTGCCATATACGAAAAAGCATCCGCAGATTCGGTAGCAGAGAATTTAGTTTTCGCCCCCATCTCCTTCGCCTTATTTGTCAACGCTTCCAACTCAGATCCGGTTGCTCCGGAAATAGCTTCCACGTTAGACATGGCAGATTCAAAACTTGCCCCGGCTTTGACAGCTGCAGTTCCAATTCCTACCACCGCTGTTGCTGCTCCTCCGATGATCGCAGTAGTGGCTTTTATTGCCTTGGAGGCACACGATCCTATTTTGTTGATTCCGTTTTGGAATCCACTTGTATCAACCGATGTATCAAATTTTAATGTGCCATCATAGCCCAATATATTCACCTCTCTTTAGGGCGAACAAATGGATTATCGGCTCATGATGGCTCTACTTAATCTGTTGTCCGTTTTGTATAATTACTTCAAAAATATGGGAACACTTGCGACCTTTACAGGCCACTTGTATCCCCTTACATTCTGCCTCCTCTGTGAAAAAGAGTGGCATCCTATATCCACACTCAGGACACACTACCTGAGTATATTTCTTTTTGTTAATTTTCAAATTATGCAGCCACCTCCTTACACCAACCCGGTAAGATCTCCACCGTGTAACAGGGCTTCGGTCAGGAGTTCATTTGCCTCCCTTTCGGCATCCGGAACAGGGAGTGCATGAACTGCCTGCATCTTTTTGTAAAATGCTTTTTGTTCTTTTGACATCTTGGAGGTTATTTCCACGCTTCTATAGCCCATGATTTTTACAAATTCAGTGTCCTCTCCCAACGCTTTAAACAAGGCTCTGAACTTCCACCAGTGAAGATTTGCCACATCCTGCAGATCAATACCATACTGTTGCAAAAAAGCTGCATATATATAGGCATCGTCATAATCAAATGAGTATACCTGCTTTGAATTGCCTTTACCCGTTCTTCCTGACTGATCGTGTAAATCTTTTCTGCCGCACCTGTAAAACCAAATCATTTTTTCGACAGCCTCTGTCATATTTTCGGGAACTACTGGATAATACAAAGACAATCCCTGCATAAGTTTTTGACGTTTGCCAACCTCATCGTCCTGCATGAGTAATTCAAAAAGGATAGAAATGCGGAAATCAGAATTGATCCAATACTCCGCACCATCTATCTCTACTGTTTCAGGAAGTGTGTCAAGAAGAATGTTAGTCATTATTTACAGCGTTGAATTTCTTCTTTAAGTGTGTATTTTTCCCTTTTTTCTGTTCAGCTCTTCTCTGCTGACGGTTCTGTACTCTTCCGGCTCCGTATTTGGTTGCAAGATCGTCCATGAAAGTTTTTGTCTCTCCTGGCAATGCAGTAACCTGTGCGAATCCTTCCATACGGATTCCCAGGTTATTATTCTTGTGGAATACTTTTTCAGCCGTTCCAATTCCAAACAGAGCATCGAAATATTCATCCACGCACCGGCACTGATATCTCATTCCATCAGCTGTTGATAATCCGTCATACGCTTGCGGATCCTGGATCTTTTTTTTAATCTCCTTATTCAGATCCTCAAATTTTTCTACTACGTCTGCATCCATCAGATCCAGTACAAGATCTACTCCGTTAATGGTTAATTTGCTCATTCTTCTTACCTCCTAAAATTGTAAATAAGAGACTGCCTACTCTGCAGCCTCTGTAAATGTTCTTGTCTCCGTGTTAAATGTACCCAGGACCGGATCACCGACTGCGTTCAGGTTTCCTTTCACAACCTGCTTGTTCTCTCCTGAATAATCGGATACCTCACAGGATACACGGAACTTTCTTGCTTCAAATTCGTTTGCCTGTTCTCCCTTATTCCAAAGCTCTACCCTGACATAATCAAACTCTGCATCAGCTCCGGTATAATGGTTTCTACCAACCATATACAGAGCATCCACAGCTTTCTCTTCCTGAATATGTTCTGCCTCAAACGCAAAACTTGTCTCGTATCCGGTAACGGATGACGAGGAACCTGTATCGTTCACGTACTTTACAGATTCCGTCTGAGCCCCCGGGCTTTCATCGAGAGTGGTGAATCCTGTTCCCATGAGTACATACTCCGGCTTTTCGGATGTACCCACATTCAGGTAATCTGCAATCATGTGACGCATTACTGCTGTTCGTTTTCCCATTTTGCTACCTCCTTTTGGTATATCAATCTTAACTGTATCTGATACCGTGCATTCCGCATGGATCCATCAAACATATATCCATTGGATAACACTTCTATCTTTTCCGCATAGCAATTTTCCGGCAGATCCGGCAGAATCCCTTTTCGGTTTTGGGATTCAATCCACTCTGCAAATTTTTCGTAAAATGAGCTATTTTGGATGTTTTGGACTCGATCCATGGAATAATACTCTCGACTCCCGAAATTAAACTGATACTGCCGTTCTTCATTTCCATTGACGTACTTCTGTATTACGGGATTAAAGATTCCTGTCTCAAGCACATATTCCACAGCCTGATCCCCAAGGGCATCCACACGGAACACCCCGTCTTTCAAAAGGGGGCATTGTCGAATATATTCTTCAATCCCCCCAATAACTGAGTCTGTCATTCTATCCACCTGCTTTTTTTGCTCCGTCAAGTATCTCTTTCTTCTCTGCCACCTTCATTCGCTCAAACCATTTCGCTCCTCTGTTCGGATCGTATGATCTTGACTCAGACGTCGCATAATACTGAATTCCTGCATACGGAGTAATATACTCCACAACACCACTTCCAATCACTGTCCCGAGTTTCCCGGATTTTTCCAACATTCCAGTCTGTAAAGGTACTCTAGGACTGCATCGACGCAATACCTCAGAGTCAACAAATTTTTGCATCCGGCTAAAACTTTGGTTCTTTTTTGCTGCAAAAGAAGGATCCCATTTTAATTCTGCCATTCCGCCTTCGCCCTTAACTATGCTACCTCTCGGTGTTGTAATTGCCTTGAAAGCCATTATGCACCACCTACTCTCCAATGCTTTACGGCATCTGATCCTCTCCGTGTATTGTCCGAATACTCAGTCACACGAACGATGTCACGATCATACTTAAAAAGATCCAGGAAGTCCCGGATCCGTGACGATGTGATAACTCCACTGCTGAAATCAAAGTCATCAAACTTCCATTCTCCATTGTAGAATATTGTTCCGGTTATGATGTAGCAACCTTTCTGCAACGTCCAATATTTCTTGACCTCTTCATCATCCAGGAGCTTGTATTTATCCTCCGGTATATATGTCCGGGCATCCTGTACCCTGGCACTGATCGGAATCCTGATTTTAAAAGCAAGGTTCTCTTCCCTCTCCGATGCAGATCCACTGGAAGATCTCACATCTACAAATGATACTTCCGAAATATTGGTCGGGACAAAGACCTCCCTCCGGGTTTCTTTGTCAAGACGGAGATTAAAAATGGTGATGTCCTGATTTGTAATCATATTGCCGTGACCTCCCTCTGTAAGTTAAACCTGTGCCGGACAGATAGATCTTCATGTCAGCGATCACTTCCTGACGCATATCCGTTTCATTTCCGGCATCGGCATACGACACAGAATATCCATCGTTGCTTTCAGACTTCAATTCCTGGTTCCGGAGTTTCTGATACGCAGAATATTTTTCCACCGCACAGCATATCGCATCTTTTACGCAGTCAGGAATAACCTCAAGGCTTCTGAGCCGTCCGAAAGTTATTGTATCTATCAGGGCTGTAGCCCATTTCAGATTCTGTTCAAAAGCGGTTTTGCTTACTTCCGTACCTCTGTACTCCATGGAGTAGTAGTTGTAGTCAGCGTATGGTTTCCGTATAGCCTTGTCAGACATTTTTAATACACCTCCCGTAGATTTTCCTGTCTAAACAGAAAATCACCTCTGAGGCTTATTTCTCTGCCTTAGAGGATGCCTTTGTAGTTTTCTTTGTTTCCGGAGCTGGTGTTGCTGCCTGTTCCGTAGCACCTGCAGAAGCAATCTGAGCTTTCAGATCAGTATTTTCTTTTTCAAGAATTTCAATCTTTGCTTTCAGATCCTGGATCTCTTTCTCTGCCTTTTCCAACCGCTCGGATGGCTCTACGTGTTCATGGATCATGTTCCCGTCCATATCCGTAATCGTATATCCCATGGCAATATATGATTTTTTCTTTTCATCCGGAATTTTAACAACTCTGTTTGCTTTTCTCGCCTTTAACATTGTTTCTCCTTTCTACGGAAAAAGAGCCGTTTCCGGCTCCATCCCATAACAAATATCAAATAATTATGAATGCTTCGTGATGTTGAATGCAATCGCATTAACTTTGTTTGGAAGCAGGAATACATCTTCAAAAGATTCCTCGAAGTATTCCCACTTACCCTCAGATCCTGCAGACGGAGGATCCAACTGTGCAAATTCATAATTCGTAGGTGTAATGACTGCAAGCGGATGAACGAGGCACATATTGATCTGATCTGCCTGTGCATCAGCTTCCCATCCCTCCGTGAAGTCGTATGCGGTTTTCATCATGTCTGTAGGTACACTGTCCGGGATCTCCACTTCATCAATAGATGTGATCGCTCTCTTTAATGCCTCGGATCTTTTAGATACGTCAATAGTCTTGACGATTGCCTTTGCGTTGGAAATGAGGGTGCGGACATCTGGAGTAACGTAGAGGATACGTCCGGATCTCGGTACTCTGTCATTATCCATACCAGTCATCATTTTGTCGAATACGTCCAGGACGTTATCCGTTGTGAGGACCGTCTGATCTGCTGTCTTTCCCTTGCCAGTGTAATCAGAGTAAAGCTTGGAAATGAGATAGCAGTTCATTTCAGGGAACTTCTGTTCCTCATTGAACACTCTTGTAATGTTCGCAATGGAAGCCACCTGGTTTGTCTCCTGGATATCACGAGGGTGAACCAGTGTAGACCATGTTCTGTGGTTGGTTACCTGAAGCGGTGTCCACGCAGTATTGTAATTACGCTTTTTCTGACCGATAGTATCTCTATCTCCGGCTACACGACCAGTTGTAGAAATAGTCGGAATTTCAATAACATTGGAATTTACCCAACGGTATCTTCCGTTATTCGGTGTTGCAAAAAGGGCACCGAAGTAGAGTACATAAGGGAACTCCTGCTCCAATGCCTGCTGATATTCTTTTGCATAGTTTAAAGCTGCCATATTCTGTTATCCTCCTTAATTTTCTTTAGGCTGTCTTAATCTGTTGAAGCCCATGTTCAGGAATGGGTTCTGATTTCCTCCGGATGCTGCTCCTCCGTTCGATCCGGCAGAAAATCTCGGTGTCTTTCCTCCGCCACCTGCTCCGGATTCTCCGTTGCCACCTTCTGCTCCGGATTCTCCATTTCCATCCTTGTTTCCAGTTACAAATGCACCTTTGTAGTCCTCGTCTTCCATAAGAGAAGCCATGAACTCTTTTGCCCCTAAAAATGTTCCTTTTTCGTCAAGCTTGAACTCTTTTGATCGCAATTCATCCAATACGCCTTTTTTCGCAGCTTTTGATGTAAACTTGTAGTCAGCCAGGAACATCTCCTCGGCATGGGAACGGTTCTGAGCATCCATCTGATCTCTCAGAGCCTGTGTATCGGTGTTATACTTCTGTTCCCATTCAGAAACTTTTGCTTTAATTCCGTCAACGTCCTGATCTTCAAAGGATTTAATCTGAGTGTTGGCATCCTCCAACTGCTTCTTTACTCCTTTGAGTTCTGTTTCCTTGGCATCGAATTTATCTTTTGCCACGTAGCCACCTCCGGAAAGATCTACTACTTTGATGTTTTTATCTGCATCAATAGCTGCTTCCAGTTCTTCGGCAGTCATCGGAATGATCGCCCCGTTTTCGTCCTTCTTGAAAAGTTTCTTTAAAAATTCGTAAGCCATTGTTACTTACCTTCCTTTCTTTTTTCGCTGATTTCGTTTAGATTCCGGTTCACTCCGGCATTGCTATCATGCATTTATATCTCCGCACGAAAGAGAGTGAGACAGTTTATATGCCATATCACAGGGCAAAAAATAAGGACCATCACCCCAAAGTGATAATCCTCATTCTCAAACTTGCTTGTAAGCTTCGTATCAGCCCATGTAAGCTTTTTATTCTGTTGTGTGGGTATTTCTTCAATCTTTTCAGGGATGCCTATATTCACCGCCTATTTGACCCATAGATGGGAGATAGCAGGATCACCTCCTTCCTACTCTTCTGTGAATACAACCCAGTCCTTAGCTGCCATATCTGTCTGAGACGGCGCCCATGGTACAATTCCTTTCGGTGCATTTTCATTGTCACTCACAAGCCCCGTAGTCACGATATAGACATACTGCTGAGTCATTTTGCTGTGTTCATCCGGGAACTGCATTTCAAGGTAAATTCCTTTTCCGTTCCAGCCTTTTCTTGCCACCTTGACCCCACGTTCCAGGAATTTGTACGCATCCCCGAATCCAAACGTAGCCTCTCCGCCGAGTTCCGGGCAGTTCTCTTCATCTGCAATCTGCCATTCGTCAGACGCAATATTGTCGAAGGTGTACTCCGGGCGGTCTGTCTGGCGAATATCCAGTTCCTCTCCGTCTTTGGTGTGCATCATGATTGTTTTCTTCTCTGCATCCCAGTACCAGTAGCCGCCCCAGTTTGGCAACTTTACCTTCGCACCCTGTTTCATCAGCATATAAGCATCTGAAAACATCATGGTTGGTCCGAAATCCGCACAAATACAAGCTTGCTCAATGTAAATGTCCTTGCAGTTCGCATGAACCAGGTCTTCATTGTAGGTGCGGTCAATGTACTTCATCTTCTCCTCAACATTCGGATTGACAATGGTTTCTGTCTCTCCGGTCGGCATATGAATATAAAGGATAATACAGTCAATATCCTCGTTCTTTGCTTTTAATTCTTCATACTGCTCAAACAATTCCAATTTCTTCATTTTCTTGTACCTCCTAATTTGATTTTTTATTCGCCCATACAGCCTTTTGAGCTGTGGATCTTCCAAAATTGACAATCTTTCCTTTTTCATCTTTGTATGCCACTACCTGAGTCCTTGCACTCTCATAGCTCCGGTTGGTATCTTTACAAAAGGATTTTAACTCCCTCTCTTTCTTTTTCAGCTTCACACTTTCCAATGCGAAATCTTCCTGAATGCACTGTATTTGTGCCTCGCTTCGTGATTCCTTCATAGCGGAATCGTAACTGGCAAGAATCCGCTTTTTCTCACGGATCTCTCTTTCATATGCCCGTTGGATCTGAGAACACTCATAATCTGTCAGCATACTGCCATTATGTGAGTATTTCGCCCGGTCATATTCTGCCAGCTTCTCTTTTGAGTATGCAGGACTGGATATTCCCGGCCAGTATGGATAGAAACTGTGTCGGCAGTTCCAACCGCATAGTCCGGATCCTGATCCGTACCCTGTAGAATCTACAAAATTCGGATAGTCAGGTGATGACCCGTGAATCTTAAAAACCCTCCCCTGCCATTCAGCATGAGATAGTCTCGCCCCGGCATGGGCTGTGGTTTCGTAATACTCAGCCCCCAAATCTTCCGAATACAGCTCTGTCAGTTTCCCGGCTGTCTGATTCAGTCCTGTTAATACAGATCTCCGAATCGCAACATCAAGTTGTGTCCTGGATCCTTTTCCGTACAGGACATAACCTCCATCTTTGGCAGCTTGTTTGATTGCCTCTCTGACTGCTTCATAATACGAAAATCCACCGGAAGTCACTTTCATGTATACCAGATTGGTTGCTTCCAGATACAAGCCTCCGGTAGTCGATCCAGTGGTCATAGTAAGGTTTCTGATATCGCCGTTCGTTTTTGCGACAGCTGCATCCAATACCTGACTCATTGCCGGAGATAATTTCAGATCAATATTATGCCCTGCTTGCAGTAGTGGCTGTGCATCGTAGCGAACCCCCGTCCGTGCTGAATCCCGAAAAAGTCTTTTGATCTCATTCTGTGATTTTCCGGATATACTGGCAACATCTTTTACAATGTCCTGCATTAGTTTTCCGTTCTCCCTCAACTGCTTCATCTGCCATTCTGCACTGTCTGTCATTCTCCCGGTCTTCACAATTCTACGGGCGATATCCTCAGTTATGGATTGATTCAGTGCGTCATACATGCCAAGCAGATAATCAGTGCATGAGTTCAGGTACTCCGGAGTCAGCATATGCCGTACTCCTGCTCATGTGGATCATTTCGGATATGGTAAAAGGGGCATGTCCTTTTAATATCATCCGTACACTCCGGTGGATCTGTATCACAGTCCACGCATTGATGAACGGACATAAAAAAATCCGGAGCATAGTCCGGGTTACCTGTCATTGCCATATTGTCCTCCTCGTCTATTCTTCCGGTGGGTATGTAGTTGCCTCCGGGATATAATCTTTTGCCTCTTCCTCCGTACAGCCAAAATACCAGGCAAAGAATTTTTCAAGCTTCAATTTACCTGACAGAGCCATGGACCAGCGTCTCTGATACTCAACCTCTGTATCTTCCAATACACCATCCCCCCAGGAGCATAGCTTCTGTATTTTTCCTGCCGGAACTATGTCATACAAATCACACAGCGTATTCATAACCTCGATTAGCTTATCCAATCCATGATCCCACGCTTTCTGCATATTGCATACTGTAGTGTAAGATCTCTGCTTGGATGCTTTGATCTCCGTGGCAGTCCTGTCTACCTGGTTCGGATTGGATATTGTGCCATATGCAAGACCACACAAAAACTCAACCCTCCGAAGCAGTTCATCAAGTCCCTTAAACATAGCACTGTCCCGGATTTCAGGGCTGTATGGCTGAATCATAGCGTTATTGTTCTTCCCCTCCATGTCGTAAGTACGGAACAATCTTTCCCGTCCTCTCGGCAGGATAGGATTTGCATTCTTGTCCATGTCAAAAATATCGGATGATGCATCAACGGCTGCTTCTTTCGCTTCATACTCCCATAATATCCTCGAATACTGTATATCTGCCTCCCGGATCACTTCAACAGCCCGAGAATACGTTGAAACGCCTAACGGGGAATGTGGGTCAATATTGTTTGCCCTCGGAACTTTGATATATAAAAAGAACGGTCTTTCGATTCCGTCCATTTCAGTCACAGGCTCAAGTCCTGCCCATTCTTCGATTGTTTCCAGCGGTACTTCCTGCATAAATGGATGTTCCACACTGATCTGATCGTCCTCGGTAGTCATCGTATTTAATCTCTCGGATCTGTATGCTTTATTTACTACTGTATAATGCTTGCCCTCCAAATTATGATGTTCTAACCTGGTAAACAGATAATTTCCAACACGTTTAGAATCAATAAATACCGCTCCGGTAATTTCCTTGTTGCTGTTAAAAGCCGTCGGGTAGAATCTGTTTGCCATGACGAAATCCAGTAGAATCCTGTCAGGCTTTCCCGTTACTGGATCTTCTCCTGATACATATGGTTTAATGACGATTCCCCCCAAAGCTCCCCAAAGTTCTACAATATTATCAAAATTGCTGAGATAATTTTCAAACTGCTTATTCAGAAATTCAGCCCTGGCACTCCCTTCCAGCTTAAACTGAAATTCTGTCAGAATCAGCCTGGAAAACTCTTCAGCAATCGCAGCCGGAAGATTCATTGTCCGGATGTCTGCTTCTCCTCCCATCCATGGGGGCTTATTTTCGTACATCTGAAACCATAAAGAGATAGCATTATCCATCACCCCGGATGTTGCTATCTGCACATTCAGATTACGTTCCAAATTCTGTTTAGGAAACATTTTTCCCACCACCTTTCTTATAAAATCAGCAATCACAAATTGCATACCTCCTTTACTTTCTGATAAATTTATTGATATCACGCTCCCATGAATATTCAAAGGCATCTAGTGTATCAATATCTGATGTACCATCATCCAGTCTTTTCAGTTCAATTTCCTTTGGATCCCATACCGCCATGCTGACCGCCTCTTCATATGATTCACAATCTTCTGTCATTTGGAATCGCTCCATAGCCGTCAATGCGGTTGTAGCGAAGATTCTGTCTGTAATTTTTCGCTTCATAGCATCAACCAGCTTAATATCTCCATGTCCGGATTCTGCCAAAGCTGTCCTAAGTCCTCTGATAAGCACTTTTTCTGCCGAGTCTGCATATATCTTTGTGATAAATCCGTATTCTTCTATGACCTTTTCAACAAATCTGATAAAAAGTTCATTCAGCTTTTTGGGATCAACATCCAGTATTTTTTCCTTACCCGAATCAGGATCGTATGCCCCCTCCAGGTATCTTCTTGATTTTAGCAGAATCAGCTTTTCATACCCTTTGGTAATCCCGGACGCAACAAAAGCATGACCGGATCCATTTCCTCCGAAGTCCACACCTATATTAATCCTGAATATTTCTCCACCTCTTGCCATTGCCTGTGCCTGTTTTTTGGAAATATGATATTTACCGTCTTTAGCTGCAATGGATGTTGCCAGCTTGGTATAGATCAATCCTTCTGCGATAGATCTCTTACCCAGGATATCCCTGATGTACCATATACTGTCAGGATCATACTGACTGATAATCTCTTTTCGACGTTCCTCTGAGATATTCACATTATCGAACAATGTCATGTGTGCATAATTATATCCACCTATCAGGATGTTCTTTTCTGCCTTTTCTGCATACTTATCAATATAATTGACGTAGATTGGTGCTTTTGGATGCTCCGGGTTGAGATCCCAAAAGATCTTTCTTTTCTTTGATGCGATTGTACGGTTAAAAGCTTCCTTGATCGTATTATCATGATGCAGATTAATCTCTGTCGCTATCCACATCCCGTACGAATTACCTCGGATTTTCTGATAACTGGCTGATGAACCACCACCGGCAAATATTACAATTCGCTCTTTGAAATTAGTAAATGGACCTCTGATAGCCAATGCATCATTATCTTTGTAGGATGTCCATCTGCACTGCCCCCGGAAGATATGTTCCAGTCCGAATCCATTGGCATCACCGATATTCAGCTTCGCATTAGCCATCGTGGATCCTGTTGCAAGATGGAATTTATCCGGAGTGTCACAAAGTTCTTTTGCGAATGCAAGGATATGATCCACAGTTTTTCCTGACCGGACAGCACCTTCCAAAATGTTATACATATTTTCCTGACATTTACGGATGTATTGTAGATGCACATCAGAAAATCTATACGGAACCTGCTTTGTGAGCAAGACCGGGATCCCATCATTCAACATACTAAGCCACTGATCGTATCCCCATATCTTTTCTATGATGTCTGATACATCTTCAATTTCCACACCCTCACCTGACTTCTGCTGTTTCTCATATTCAAACTGGGCTTCTCGCAACTGCAGTTCCGGGTTATACCCTGCCGTGTCTCTGCAGTATGTCATGGCCGATACATTTCCTTTCATAGCCGTCTGAACTGCCATAATATTTATAACGTCACCCAACGACCATCCTTCCGGGTTGATTCCCAACTGCTGTAATTGTTCTTTCTGATTTGGCGATATATCCAACTCCAAAATCTTCCGCATGGATTCCCTGAGATCTTTCTTTTTCCTCCTCGCAACACCTGATGCAATACCACCCTTCCGGCTAAGTTCCTCGGCTTCCTTCCGGCTTCGATTCTGTACTAGGTTTTGTTCATTCGCCACACCTCCACCTCTCTTCTGCAACGTAAAAAGAACCCAGTACAGCCCCGTGTAGGCATTTTCTGAGTTCTTCCAATGTCTTTATGCTATTCAAATATTTAACGGCTTATTCACTAAATAACAACGTCAATGTCTGCTTTCCGGTATTGATAGATTCCATGATGTCAACTCCGATCTGTCTGTAAAAATCCGGATGCACGATACATTCATATGCCCGTGCCATTGCTTTCCTCTGCTCCGCTGTCACATTGATTCTGAAATCTTTTGCTATTTTCAGAGCCTTTTTGAAATCTCCCTCTTTAATTGCTGCTTTTACGATATCGGTCTTTTTCACCATGTCTTCTCTCCTCCTACTTCATCCTGCGTGCTTCATATATATCAGGAGTCCACGTTGTTCCATTATGGGTCGGGTCTGTCTCTTTGCCTTTCTGAAACTCCGGGAGTCTGCTCTCTGTTCTTCTGTCCAATCCTCCCTCTTTTTTCATATGGTCGAAGTATCCACCCCAGTCACCATAATCAAAAAGATTCATCTGCCTCGGCTGCAATGCTTCCTGTTCATCATGGAACATATCAAGTTCCGTCTTTCCGGCCCTCTTTCCTTTCCAGGTATGGACATCGTATACATATCCCGGGATGTCACTGGCATCTCTCATTCTCAGGTTTTCCACCTGTTCATAATCAACAAACTCTTCAAATTCCTCTTCCGTCAGGTTTCTATCGCCCCACATGAAGTTACAGGCTACATAATCTGCATCCCTGTTTTTCCGTGCCATGCACAGTAAGATGACTGCTTTTGCTATAAAAAGGTCGTTTGTATCTCCGACCTTTGCTTTCTTATTTACATACTCGTCAGCCTGCTGTAATGCTACGATTTCTTTGGTCATGATTCCGTAGCAGTCCTCCGCTGACACTGTCAACAATCTTTTCCACAGGTACTTTCTGTATTTTCCTGCCAGCTCATTTGCCGCATATGCTGCATGTGGAATGTCACATCTTCTGATCGCTTTCTGGATCATTGAACTCATTTCAAAAAGATCGTATCCGTTTGGTGTTTTGATATTATATCCCATGTTTTTCTCCTCCTGGTGTGTGGTTTCTTTTCTTGACTTTATCTTACCGCTCTCCGGGAAGTCGAACAAGCGTTCTCATCTCTTTCTTCCATTTTCAGCAATAGCACGGCATATATACACCAACATTTGTTATCTTTGTACATTTATCTTTGCAGTGTTCTTCTTGAAATCATAATCATAATACTGCCCCCACTTGTTCATCATGGCATATTGTATTGATTCATGTACCGACCTCGGCTCTACATACCCTGCATTTGTATCCATGGTTGCCTGGGTACAGTAATATACCGGCTGTAAGATTACACGGTTCAATAGAAGTTCCTGCATTGCCATATCAATATCACTGGTTGCAGGATCATCAGGATTGTATTTGGCTTTGAAAGCTGCTTTGTTTACCCACCGGATATGTCCCGGCATTGCTTTAAACTGCCATTCGGAATGATAAACATATGGAGCCGGCTGCGGATTATCGTATGCCAACCCCAAATTCAGATCATATAGAACCTGTGCGATTCTCTCACATTCTGCCGTTGCCCTCTCCTGATCCAGCTCCCCAGTCTTCGTTCTGATTGGTGCTTTGTAGTCCATCCGGTACAGCATTTCCTTTACATCATCATCTACAATGCAAATAACGTCCTCCGGAGTATTCTCTATGATCCAGTAGAACGTCGACATAAAATCATGTACTTTACCTTCCGGTATTACCAGTATATCTTCTATACCGGCTTTTCTGTATGCCTCCTCTTCCTCGGCTCTCACAACGTAGGTACAGTATTCAAATACATTTTTTGTCATGATTGCATCAGGTCTCATATAGGACATACAATAAATGTTAAATGTAATATTCTGACTCATAGTATTTCTGCATCCTCATTCCTTCTTTCAGGCTGAAATTCGGCGTTAATATATCTTTGGTAGTCAGTTCTCCAAGAAGCTGTTTGCACCGGAGATACACCAGGTTCATCCCGGCATGCCAGCAAAATCCAATAGACGCATTGATCCTTGGATTACATTCCAGTAATTTTACCTGAGCGTTCTGCATTGATCTCATCCCGGATTCAACGGTCATGTTTTTCAGTGTCTCGCCGGTCACGCCCTCTAAAATGAAATCAAAGCAGGCGTTTCCGTCTACTCCTAACTCCTTAACAATTGTCCTGGCTATTTCAAATGCTTTCTCATTGGTTATAATCTGACCATTCACCACCGCACCATATTGCATATCAAATCCGGCATATCCCGCCATAGCAAGAACATTTCCATGATCTGCCAGTACACATACGCTGTAATCAATTCCCTCTACATATTCCTGCAAAATCACCCGATTGCCAACTTCAATAATCTTATATAGATCCTGATCGGATATGTAGCGGTTGACTCCACATCTGTTGAATAATGAGATGTCATATGCTTTCTCATTGTCAATAATGCAGAATCCGGTCCCTCCGCATTTCTCGGATATCTTGCAGCACAATTTCATTTTTTTATTTTTGTGTGCCTCACATACTACTTTTGCGGTATGGATAATATCTGTAGCACATTGCCCTGGCATATACCATCCAAACTTCTCCCCGAACTTTTCTTTATTATTCAGGATCCTCAGTGATCCTTCACTTGCCACGGATACTTTTACTCCCATATCCTCAAACTCCTGCTTATGCTTTGCCATAAGCTCTAATTCTGCCGTAATATACGGGATAATGATATCTGCCTTCGTTTCCTCACAGACTTTTTTTAAAAACGGTATATAGCCCGGATCCGTAATCGGAGGGGCTACATATTGGTACTTTGTTCCGTGACGGAGTAATTTATTGGCATCCATGTTTACTGCCACAACATCAACCGGTCTTCCATCTTCATTTTTAACCAGGCAGTCAATAATCTCTTTGGAATGCTTTGAGCATCCCGTAATCATCACTGTAATTCCACGCATCGTCTTCCCCCTATCATGCATCCTGTCACTGCATCTACAGCCTTTCCCGGCTTTTTCAATTCTTCCAGGATCTCATAGTTACTATTGACCTTATACATTCCGATAGATGGCTGAATAAAATTTCCTTTCATCGAAACCGAATAAGCCCCACAATTTTTTATGAGAATATCATCACCGGTTCGCAGGTCACAACTGCATTCCCTGTTGATATAATCACTCTCCATACAGGTATAACCACACACAATGTGCTGTACACTGCTTTTGGATTCCGGTCTTGAAATGTTTACGATCGGAAGATTTTTATAATCAGCGATCATGCCGCAATCAAATGAACTTACATTTAACGTCGCTACCCTGAAATCTTTGAAAGTTTTCCTTTTCTTTACATTTTGTACTCTTGCCAAAATGGATACTGCATCTGCTACAAGAGCCGTCCCAGGTTCCAAGATCAATCGTGGCATTGACTCTCTTTGTGCAAACGTCTCTGCAAATGCTGTCGCTACTGTCTCTGCATATTCTTCAAAGGTTGGTACGTTACTTCCAAACTGAACCTCAAGTTCCGGATCCATCCTGCCATACAAATGACCACCGAGATCAATATATTTTAATGTGGACTTCTGCAGCTTTTCTATATCCTTTGCTATCCGGAGCATATGGTTTGTCTTTTCTTTCCACACCTCAATACTCCGACTTCCTCCTACATGGCAGTGGATTCCTCTGACTTTTATACGGGCTGCCTCTAATAATGCAATTACCTCAAGCAACTCACTTTCCAGGAATCCGAACCGGCTGTCATCTTTCATGGCTATTCTGATTCCCACACCTGATATAGCATTGTTCCGATTCCTTTCAAGCAGATACTGTAACCCCTCCATGGATTCTATATTGACCATGCCCGATCTTGAAATTGAAATCATTTCAGGACACGTGAGAAGACCATTGTAAATGATCCTGCCCTTTTCACAGCCTACTACTTTAGTAGCAAACTCACATTCCATTGGAGATACTACTTCTGCGTATCCTCCAAGATCGTTGACCAGCTTGCAGATTCCCGGAATCCAATTTGTTTTATAGCTGTACGCAATGAAAGTATTCGGATAAATCTTTCTGAACGCTGACTGCAGATCTATGAAGTTTTCAATGAACCTGTCGGCATTAAAAAAATACACCGGATTGCCTCCAGTGCATTCTGCGATTTTTTTCAACTGATTAATCTGTAGTGTTTTATACTCCATCTATTCCCCATCCTTTCTTCTCCCTTTTCTCTTTCGCTTCTACTCTGACATTTATATCGTCATACCATACTGCTCTGGCTTTGATCTTTCTTGTCGGTGTTACGATCGTCTTTTTCCCTTCAAGACCGAGATCCCTTATCAGATTCAGATAATCTACTTCATTTCTGCATACGATCATCACGTAATCATATTGCTCATACCGTAAATGTTCCATTGCATCCAGGTTTTTATTCTTCGGACCTTTCTCTTTTGCATCAATCCCAAGATCAAGCGTCAGATCTGCAGTCCATTCAGACAACAGGTTCATGTCCCATTCTCCTGCGTGGGTATTGTCTTTGATATTGATAGCCCGTAATTCAGATTCTGTATACCCATGCAATTTTTTCACAAGGACTGTGGCTTCCGGATTGTTCCTCTTCATCAGCTCCACTCTCTGATTCCCTGCAATGACATTATCATTTTCATCCAACAGTATTAACCCAAAATCGCCAAGGGTATCCAACGACTGCTGTAATTCTTCTGCTTTTTTCTTTCTGATCTTTCTTGGGTTTCCAAACCCATTTTTAATCTTCTGTACTGGATAGTTATCAACAACCTCAATCCATTTTTCCATGATTATTCTCCTTTTGGTGTTCTTTTTGTGCATAGTAAAAGACCGCATCTAACGACGCGGTCTTGTCGGGGAGTATTTAGGGGTCATACGAAGTTAGTGTTCTGCTTTTCATGGAGTTCCCAGGTGCATGGCACACCTGGGATTCATGAAAAAGAATGAAACACCAGCACACTTTGCAAATCAGGTGTCCAACTAATGCCCCACCTGTGTTTTGCAGTTTATACTATAACACCGCCCCAAAATACAGTCAAAAGAAGAAAAATGGAAATCAATCTTTAATTTCATACAGCACCATTGCGTCCAGTCCGAAAAATAAAATCGTCAGATCATTCCTTGCTTCTTTTGCATCTTTTTGGATGTTGCTGATATCCGTCTGATAGATCTCTGCAATCTCTTTTGTATTTTTCTTACTGTCCTCCCTCTCCAGGTACATATATTCCATCACAAACCACCGTCTGTGCATGACTTCCTGAGATGAGTTAAGGCAGTTATTTCTGTAAACCTCCAACATCCTGTCTACGTGTGCCATAATCATTTTTACAGCATTTACCCCTCTGAGCTGTCTGTGTAATGTCTTATCCTCATCAAACAGATGGAACTTCATCAGCACATCCATATTAACTAACGTCTGATCTACTTCCTCTGCCTGTTCCAGGGTTACAACTGCCTGTTCCGCATAATCTTTTAACTTCGTATAGTTTTCCAGGAGCTTCTTAGTCCGGAACAGCAGACTTCTCCATTCTTCTTTCTTTTTCTGCTTCTGCACCGTAATGTATTTTGCAACCCCATCTTCCACAGCCTTTTGACAGATCTGCTGCAATTCCTCCTGAGTTAATAACTTTACCTGTCTTCCATCTACTTCCCCGCTTTTCTGTGTCCTCTTACCCATTTCACTACCTCCCTGATCCATTGACTTTTTTTCATCTTCACCGTATAATTTCACTAGCGACTTGTGAAGATCCTCTGTTTGCCAATGGCATCAGGGGATTTTTTACTTTGTTCCTCCGGTCATCCCAGCTCTCAATGCTTCATTCAGGATCGCTGCAAGCTCTGTGATCGGAACTGCAATCCCGTAGTCTCTCTTCCGGTCGTAGATACTCACTACTCCGGTTGATACAGCTGCTTTAATTCCTACATCCGTTGTTTCCTGCTTGATAATGCGTTTCTCTGTCTGAAAGAGACCTTTTCCCTTGAACTTTGTATATACTCCTACAGTCTCTGCACTCACTCCGTCAATCGGACCTTCTTTTGGATCCGTCACACGCCTAATCACAAAATCATCCATACTACTTCCTCCTAAACATTTCTCCGTATTCACAAGTTGCAAAATGTGATACATAACCGTATCCGTCAGCCTCTTCCGGATTCTGTACGATCGTACCAGCTACGACTTCTCCGGATGCAAGGACTATTCTGTCCTTACCTCCATCCTTTTTATAATTTACAAAATCAGGATTTACGGGCATCTGTTTTCCGGCTTTCGTCCGTACAAAAATAATCCTTGCTTTACATCTTTTACATTGTGAAAACCGGCTTTGTGTATTAATCTTCATTCTCATCCGGGATTCCCTCCAAAATGCTTTCCGTCATTGCTCCATCCAGCACATCCGCACACATTTCCGCAACTGCCCCCAGTACCTTTCCTAAAAAGTAAATTCTTCCTGCGTTGCTTTCGTCTGCTGCTTCTGCTGTACCTTTAACAAGCGATCCGATAAGTGAACACATTTCTTTTGGACTTGCATTGCCGACAATACTCCCATTTACACCATCCTCCTGAATAAGTCCACCTAAGTAAAAAGTACCTTCCATTTCCTTTACAGTCCCATCTTCAAGCTCAATTCTTACTTTTACCATTATTCTTCCTCCTCCGAGTCATCATACTCATAATCATCATCTTCCACACTGTCTGAGGCTTCTGTATCGCCCTCAGGAGCATTTGTCTCTTCCCAATCGGTAATTTCTTCGTCTGTAGCTGTATCCGGCTTGTTTTCCGCATCCTCCGCAGAGTCTGCCTCCGTGTATTCCACTTCAATAGCCCCATCATGATCCGGCAATGCATTTGATGGACCAGGTAACATTGTACTTTCATCCTGTTCCGGAGCTGCACTGCCTTTCAGGTTTTCTTCATAATCCGGATCAAAGAGGCTCTGCTGTCCTCCCTCATTGATGTATTTCAGAACGTACCGTTTCAGATCTTCGTCCCATACCAGATTCATCCCTGCATCTTTCTTGCCATCCATGGAATCTTTTACTGGAACCGCAATGGAAACCTTGTGTTTGATTACTGGCTTGTTAATCTCAATAGATCCACCTTTTCCGTCCGGAACCCAGTCCTGCTTCATTTGCAGATCCACTTTCAACGTAATGCTGCCCTCATCAGAATTATTCTTTTCCATACTCTTGAAAAGCCTCTGCATCAGCAGATCGAAATTCTCTCTGGCTGTGGTGAATACATCACTTTCAATCTTCATTTCTTCATAGTTGTTCATTCTTTTGCTCCTTCCTGCCTATTCAGGCTCAACAGATTTTATAATTACTTCCACCCGTGGATTTTCTGAATAAAACTTCCGGCACTGGCAATCTACGATCTGTGTATCATCCCTGTATGCGATCTGATTCAATGAATCTGCTATAATTTTTACTACATTATCCATGTCCGGCTTCTTTGTCGGTCTGATCTCATTTGCCAGCATGGATGCCTTTTTCTTTTTTGATGCAGACTTCGGTATGGAATAATACGCCATGATCCGCATGTCCAGCATAGTACCATCCGGGAACTTAAATTCTGGGTATGCAGCACTGTATTCCGTGCGTACCAATGTTTCATAATTCACGGTATCTTTCGGTGTCATTGCATGTCCGGTATTTCTACAGAACCTTGGTCTGCCTTTTCCCTTTGGTTCCCCTCTT